GTAAATAAGGTGAACATAGACCGTTTCGGTGTTGTGAACGTTTATCCGGACTTCATATTACAAGAGCTTCTTGATGATTACATAAGAACTACACAGCGTCTTAATGGAGCTATAATGAAACCAATATAAACTCATACAATGAAATACAAGGTCTCAAAAAAGGGTTCAAATGTTGTTTTCAAGTTTGAAACTTATAAGCAAGCAGCCGATTTCTGCTATATGTATGTAATGGCAGAGCAGGTGAAAGGAAATAAGTTCCCGGAACTTTCAATAAACAAGGTCAGGGAATAGAATTTAAGAGCAATGGAAACACGTGGAAGTGTCCTGCCCTAAGTAATTATTAGAGCAGGTTTTGTAAGAAATATTTTGCCACATATAAAAAGCGTAAGTGCCGTATGGGGGTTAACCAACGTTCTCATTTATGACGCCCTACCGTCAATTCGGGCGGTAGGTTTAGAGTAATTATCACAGTAAAAACACATCGTTATGAAGATAGAGATAGATTATAATCAGTACATGGCAATGCTGAAGGCATTTACGGAATATGCCCAATGTAAAGCAGAATGTTATCGCTTGCAAGCTGAAAACGAAAATTTAAAGCATGAGGTATCAGAACTGAAATCTTGTGGTTCTCATATAGATGAATACGAGGCAGAGAAAAGCAATCTGTTTTTTCTTGACTTCTGTATGAATTGAGCATTAGATAACTGGTTCTAAGCGTATATTGTAATTTAAAATAATAACTTAATTTATAATTATCATGGAAATAAATTGTAAATACTGCCCTAAAAATGACGGAATGGGCTCGTGTAAGATAGATGATTGTCCTCTACTTCCTATCATACAGGAAATAGAAGAGATGCAGTCTTTTCTTGAAATAACAGCCAGTGATAACCCGAAAGAATTGGTAGATCGTCTGACAGATATAAATGTCTACCTTGCAAGAAGTGGGAAACTTTTGGCGGATGCAAAGGCATATCAAGACCAAGTGACAGCAAACGTGTATTCTCAACACATGGAATTCTTGTCACGAGTTCCGGCAACTGTTGCAATTAAGTTCGTTGCAGCTCAAAGTGTGACTGCTAATCAGTTGGTCGTATGGCTAGATCGCATAAATCGAACTCTTGTTCACGCTGGAGATAACATACGTACTCAAATATCATTTGCAAAGCAGGATTTGGCATTACAAAGGAAAGGATATTAGAAAAAATGTTAATAACGGGAAAATAAAAGGCATAAAGTGATTGTTTTTACTTCACTTTTGATTAGCTTTACACCGTGAAAATAATAAATGCGATTGGTGGAACTCTCGTATGATAAAGATATAATTTAGCTCTGTATGAGTAGTTGTTTCCGAGTTCCACAAATAGAAACAATGAAAATATAGAGCTTATTTTATTTCTATCGTAATATCCTTTTGGTATAATAAAACACTTCTGTAGTAGATATGGACATTATTTAAAAATATATGACTTATATAGAACTGATTAATTGGTTTTGGTCTCTTGACGAAGACTGGGAATTTACCTGCTGTGAAACGAGGCTTTATTTTTACTTGCTAAAAACAGCGAATCGTTTAGGCTGGGTGGATAGCTGGACGCGTAGTGATACAAAGGTATCATCTGACGTGGGAGTGTCGGTCAACTCAATGAAATCAGCACGTAACAGATTAGTTCAGGCGGGTCTTATTACATTCAAATCAGGCGGAAAAGGACAACGGGACAAAACAAGGTATCAGATTAGCTATCAAAATTTGACACCTAAAGTTGAACCTAAAGTAGAACCTAACCTTATACCTAACCATGAACCTAAAGTAGAACCTAAGCCCTTACAGTATAATGTACGCGCATTAGACAAAGATAAAGACAAAGATAATTATCTCTCTCCCCCGTGCGCGTATGAAGAAATTCCGACTGGGATTTTTGAAAGGGGGCTAGATGAGTGCTATGAAGAATTGAAGTCGAATAGTTCATGGATGGAAGCTGTCTGCATGAATACTCGTTTATGTGGGTATAAGGATTTCGCGCCTCCTGATTTTTATGATTATTTGGAGAAGTTCTTTATGAAGCTCCAAAACGAGGGAGAAACTGTTAAATCACCCCAAGATGCAAAATCGCATTTTGCCCGATGGCTAAAAATTGAACTTGAAAAACAACGGAACAATGGAAACAACAATAGGCGCAATTATACAGACAAACAGGAAGTTAACGCCTACGCTCTTAGCTTGCTACAACAACATAAGCGAGACCTCGAAGAAGGCTTGGCTGACCAGATGGAAAGACCGTTCTGAGGTTGAAAGGGTGTTTTCACCGGTCCAGTGGGGATATGCCCTTCAAAACCCGGAAAGGGCTTATATGGCAGACTGTCCATCGCTGATGCAGTATGATGCGCTTTACGGCTGTGGCTCTTCCGAATATTGGATTGACATACAGGTGTCCGGCATATTCGGGGCTTCCAACAGCAAAGAAAAGGGCGTTGCCGATGGGATAAGAATCTTTTGTCAGTCATTTGCCTCACAGGTCAAGGCTTACAAGCTTTCCGAACTGATGCTGTTTTTCGCACGCTACAAGGCCGGGAAGTATGACAATTCATTCGCGTCTTTCGATGCCAGAAGAATAGGCAACGCCTTCTTCAAGGAGTTCAAGCCCGAAAGGGATCATGAGCTGGACGCGATAAACCGGAAAAGGGTGCAGGATGAGATAGATGGCAGAAGATTCATTCCGCCCGAAGGTTATTCTTCCCTGACTTTATACAACGAATTGAAACGTCGGGCGGAATCTGGAGATGAGAAAGCCAAAAAAATGCTGATATCACCATGAGGGTAGCCTAATTTGTAGCGAACAATTAAAGTATAATGGCAATAATATAAACACCTGATTCTCAGTATGTTAATTAATTGTAAAGCCGCGTGAATAAAAGAAGTAATATTTGTTTACAAGTGGCAAATTAGCTAACTTTATATCTGTAAATCAGAAATATATAAAACATAAGAGCAATGAAACAAAATAAAAGAATCATGAATACCGAAACGCTTATAAAGATACGTGAATGGGAAGCGGAACGCGACAGGAACCTACGCATCCACTGTCCTCTTGTAGCCGCCAAATTCCAAAGATGGATTGACAGAGCGAAGAAAGAAGACGATAGACGGTATTTCCAGCCCCGTGGCAAGATTTTCAACAAGAAAGCCTGTAGTTGATGCTTCCATGTAGGAAAATTCATTATACGGCTTTAAAATAGATTGTATCAAATAAAATAATTGGTAAAAAATACACGATCATGCAAGGAACAGACAAACTGAATACGATAACCAACATCGTATTTGTCCTCACGGACGTTTTAGAGACAAACCTTCTTGAAATGCAGCAGAAATACAAGAAGGAAGGCTTTGAACTCAGACACGATTCAAAAAGAAACTTCAACACAGCCATAGCCGCGATAAAGAGATTGAAAAGTGATGTGAATCATTGTAGCGAATCCACTCAGGAAAACTTCGGCAATGATTCTGACATGGTGAACGCCATGTTGCTCACACTGATTGACAGGTGCGGTGATGCTGACAACCTCGCTTATAAGATGTACGAATACATTAAATCTTTCCCGTCCAAACTGAATTTGGACCTGGATTTGGATAATGCGTTCAGTCATTTGTTTAGAAAATCATGAAAACTGCTGACGGTTATCCTGTGGTATGTTACGGTGCAAAAGGGAAATATGGTATACATCGCATCTGCCGCCGTTGTGCCATATATCGTAAATACGATTCGATTCCCGAAAAGCCATGCTACAGGCTTCATGGAATACACCTGTTGGGCAGAAGAGAATGCCCGATCTTTGAACAAAAAATAATCAAAATAACAAAAAATAAATAATGTCATGGAACAGAAAATAAAGGCTTATAAAGCATTTGACAAAGATTTATCTTGTAGAGGGTTTAAGTATGAGGTAGGTAAGGAGTATGAAGAAACAGGCGACATAAAGGCATGCAAGAAGGGTTTTCATGCATGTCCTTACCCTCTGGATGTTTTTGGTTACTATGCACCAGCGAGGTCAAGGTTTTGTGAGGTTGAGCAGAGCGGTCAAATAGACGATTCAGAAAGTGACAAGGTTTGTTCTTCAAAAATTAGAATAGGTGCTGAACTTGATATAAGGGGGCTTGTGAAAGCAGCTGTATCTTTTGTCAAGGAACGGTGTACTAACGAGTGTAATGCGGAACCGGGAAAACCTGCCACGGCTGGTTATAGAGGTGCTGCCACGGCTGGTAATAGAGGTGCTGCCACGGCTGGTGATTATGGTGCTGCCACGGCTGGTAATAGAGGTGCTGCCACGGCTGGTGATTATGGTGCTGCCACGGCAAGAGGAAAGGCTTCAACCGGATCAAATGGTTTGTCAGTGGCAAGAGGCAACAATGTTCAGGTAAAAGGCGGAATAGGTGCAATTTTGGTCATAGCTGAAGAAATGGAAGATACATATGATATTGTCGATTGGAAGGCTGTAGTAGTTGATGGAAAGATTGTAAAGGCCGACACATGGTATAGACTAGAAAATGGTGAGTTAGTGGAAGTTGATTAACAGTTGACTGATAGATCAATTAGAATTTAATTTATAATAATTACCATTTACCTGACATCAGGAAAATGGTTCAAAACCGAACAGAAATGAACAAGAAAGAGCAGCAAGCAATCGACTTTCTTCGCAGTATGGAACGTGACGATCTGCTATCACTCGGATTCTCCGGAGGTAAGGATAGTGTAGTTATACTTGACCTTGCTGAACGTGCAGGCATTAAGTATAATGCGATCTACGCTAACACCACAGTAGATCCACCGGGAACGATTAGCTTTATAAAGAAAAACTATCCGCAAGTGAGGATAATACACCCGGAAAAATCTTTTTTTCAGTTAATCGAAGAAAAAGGTTTCCCTTCCCGATTACGTAGGTTCTGTTGTGAGAAGCTGAAAGAGCGATACGGAATTGGTAAGCGAAGTATTGAAGGAATGAGAGCTTCCGAGAGCAGGAACCGAAGAGATTATGAGCCGGAGCAGTGTGATACAAGAAAATGGATGAAAGGAGCGAAGCATATTCTTCCTATTCTCACATGGTCGGAAGAAGATGTTTGGAATTACATTCGTGAACGCGGTTTACCGTATTCAAAGTATTACGACGCTCCGTATAACCTTTCTCGGCATGGTTGTGTAGGTTGTCCGCTCTGCAATTACAGGCAGATGCAGTTGGAGTTTAAGATGTTTCCCGGATATGCAAAACGAGTGATTGTAGCCGTTGAAAGATATATGAACACTCACCCCAATAATTTCCTTTCTCGCAATTTTGCAGATGAATATGAAGCTTTCTATTACTACATTAATGAGATATCTATTGCGGATTTTCAGGAACAAAAGAAAGGGTTGTTTAGATTTAGCTCAAGGGAAGTTATCAAAAGAGAAATTTTAAATCAATTAACGTAAAACGATATAAAAATGAACATAAATCAAATATATAATTCTGAATGCTTGTTAGGACTGAAATCTATTCCATCAAATAGTATTCATTGTTGTGTAACTTCTCCTCCATATTATAATCTTAGGGATTATGGTCATAAAGACCAAATTGGCTTAGAAAAAACACCGGAAGAATACATTCAGAAACTGGTGGATGTTTTCCGTGAGATCAAGAGGGTTATGAAGGATGATGGAACATTATGGATAAATATCGGAGATAGTTATAACGGTAGTGGGAAGTCTGGGAATAATCCTGATTATTGGGGTAAACATACTGCATTTGGAAAACCTGCTAACAAAAGTACTTTTGGATATCCTGTAAAAGTTGCATCCTGCAAACCTAAAGATTTGATCGGCATTCCGTGGATGCTTGCTTTTGCTCTTCGGGCTGACGGTTGGTATCTTCGACAAGATATTATATGGCATAAACAAAGTGTAATGCCTGAATCGGTAAAGGATCGCTGTACGAAAGCACATGAATATATCTTTTTACTTAGTAAAAATAGAAAGTATTACTTTGATAATGAAGCCATAGCAGAACCTGCAAAAACTTTTGATACTAACATTAGAAACAGGGATACCACTAAATTGAATAATACGCCAGGACGGGTAAAGATGAAAGGCCTTATTCGCAATGATTACCTGAAAAGAAATAAACGTTCTGTTTGGACTGTTAATGCTCAACCGTCAAAGGAAGCACACTTCGCTATATTTCCTGAAAGACTAATAATGGATTGCATAAAAGCAGGATGCCCTGAAGATGGTATAGTAATTGATCCGTTCATGGGATCTGGAACCACAGCCGTCGTTGCAAGAAAATTGAACCGAAATTATATAGGGTTTGAATTGAATCCTGAATATATAAATATTGCAAATAAGAGATTAGAGAAAGAATTAGGAATATTTAAATAGAATAAAGAAAGTAATGAAGAAAATAATATTAA